TGTAACACTTAAAGCACCACCAAATGATGCACTTGTTCCAAATAAAGCACCACCAATTCCAACACCACCTGTTACTTTTAAAGCACCTGTTGTTGTAGAAGTTGATGCAGTTGCATTTGATATGCTTGTAATTGCACTAAAAGTTTTTGCACCCGCAGCAGTTTGAATACTTGTTAAATCAACAAAGTTTTGAGTAGCTGAACCTGTACCGCCACTTGATATTGGTAATGCACTTGCCAAAGTAACAACACCTGTTGAACGTGTAATTGTCAAAGGCGTATCAATTAAAGCACCTAAGTCTGAATAACGTCTAATAAAAAAGTCTGCACCTGCATTTGAACCTGATTCTGTGCCACTTACTTCTAAATTTATTCTTGCACTATTGTCTGAACGGAATGAAACACTTTTTGCAACAGAAACGTTTGCGTCTAAGTTTGCAATCAAAGCTGAAGCAGCGCCGTCAATATGAAACTTTGTTGTCGGGTTTGCAATACCAATACCAAATTCACCTGTTTGTAAAACTGAAATTAATTCAGCACTATTTGCTTCGCTAAATATTCTAAATCTATGGTCTGACTGAACATTTCCAACTGACCATTTGTTTGTACCTGCACTTGCAAAACCTAAATAAGCATTGTTTGTTGAAGTTCCGTTTATGCGTCCAATAATTCCTGAACCGAATACGTCCAATGCAGTTGTTGGCGCATTTGTACCTAAACCTAATCTGTTATTAGTATCGTCCCAAAAGAAGTTTGCGTTGTCTTGTAATAAAGCGCCTGAAGCACCTATAAAACCAACTGAACCTGTTGTTAATGCAGTTGTAATTGTAAGCGTTGCAGTTGAACCAACTAAACTAATCGTTCCGTCAAATCCATTTGCGTCATTAAATACCAATGAAGTTACAATATTTGGCGACAATTCAACGTATGCACTTGTACCTGTATTCCAACGATAAATAATATTTGTATTTAACGCAATATAAATTGTGTCAGCCACACCAACCAAAGGGAATGACGCAAGGTTTGCATATTCTTCAACTGTACCTGTAAACAAAGACGCCATTTGTGAAAGCGTAATTTTTTTACTTATTCCGGTTGTAGGGTCGCCTATAATTGTTAAATCTGATAAATCAGGCGCAAGTTCTGTCGCTAATTGATTAATTTTCTTTGATTCCATTAATAAGTATAATTTGAAGGTACTTCGCACCTGTTGTTAATAAATGGCACAGTCAATGTCACGTCTAATTTTATACCGGCTAAATAATCAGGGTCGCTTTCTGTGTAAAATGTTATTGGTAAATTTTGGTTTAATGTCCAAGTCACAATTGAATAATCTGTTGGGTATCTTAATTGTGCAACTATGTCACCGGCAACCTGTGTCATATCTGATAAAACTTCCGTTTCGTTTGTTTCTTCGCTTAACATTCTGTCCATAAAATAAAGACTAAATGAAAAACCAATTTCTTTTGCGCCATAACTTGCACCTGTCAACGTAAAAAACATTGCAGGATAGGTTACTTCGCCATTGCTTAAACGTTCCCAAACGTCCCCAAAATAAACAAAATCAATTTGTTCGTGTTGGTTTCCTATCGTTGTCAGTTCTTTGACTATTTGGTTTAATGTCATTCTTTTTTGCTTTTTCCAAATAAACTTTAAGCTTATTTTGGTTTTTAATAGTTACTTGTTTACTCATATATTAACAACAACCAATGTTTCCCTGATAACGTTCTTCAAAACTTTTTCTGCTATCCCCGTCCCCGCAACAACCATTATCCCCCAACCACATTGAAACAGAATATCCTTCGTTGTCAGGTTTAATTGAATCAATGCCTGAACCAAAGTTTAAATAATTTGGGTACAAAGCATTGTTTTGTTTTAGGTATTTTATAAGTCTTTGTTTATAGAATTCAGCGCGTGCGCGGTATCTATTTGCAACGTCAATCATATCTTGCATTGACGGTGATTCTTGATTTTCACCTGTTTTTCTTATTAAACCCTTATTGTAAAACTGATATGATAAACCTTGCGGAAGTTCTGACATAACAAAATAAATCAAACAGTCAACAAGGTAATCGTCCAATAATGTTGTTTGTAATTGTGTAAATGTATTTGCAACAACCGCAGTTTGCAATTCATTGTACAATGCTGAACCCAAAGCGGGTAAAATATACATATCCTGCGCGGTCTTAATTTCAGGCAAAACCAATTTTTCGTCCACGTTAGCGTGTAACCCGGTTCTGTCCTTAATTGTCTGTACTGATATAAATAATGTGTTTTTGCTCATTCTATTTTCTTGTTACTATGTTTGAAACCCATTGGTGGCGACAACTTGCTTCGTGTTCGTTCGTTCCCGGTACTGTGTACCAACCGCCCTTCCTATCCCAAACGGAATATCCTAAACGTGCGCTTATTGATTCAATTTCTGAACGTGAATACATTTTATTTGCATCTAATAAAGCAACACAAAACGGACGGCTTGTTTTTTTATCCTTATTTGAAAAACCTGTTTTCCATTCGTAAGAATAACGAATTAACAATTCCTTTGTTTGTGGCTGAACCTTCTTTAAAATACTGCCAATTGACGCAGTTAAAGTATGTTCAATAATTGTATTTTCGTCAATTCCTTCGCCAATTGTATATTCGTTTGATTCAATATATCCTTTGTCAATTAAATCAGCAATAACCAAAGCAATTGTGTCAACGTTTTGGTCAAGTGTTGTTGCCAATACGTCCGGCGTTACCCTTTTGTCTTTTGCAATCAAATCAAGTACGTTTGCCTGTAATTGGCTTACGTCTGCAAACATTTGGTATTCAGAATCGTCGTTAAAGCGTGTTTTTTGCTTCCAAACATTGAAGCCGTCCTTTGTTTCGCCAAAGTCATAAAAGGCGCTAAAATCGTCTGCAAATTGCGCTTCCTGTACAACCGGTACTGTTTCTTCAACCTTCTGATATTTTGTAATATCAATACCCGCTTTTTCCAATAGCCATTCCTTCGGTGCAATTTCCTTTAATAAGTTTTCAGTAAATTCAAAACCAATTGGTTCGGTTGGAATAATGCTTAATTCAGGTTCAACAACGCCACGATATTTCGCAAGCATATTAAACACCCCTTCAAGGTGCATTTGCTTACTATTAACGTAAGTATTTTTAAATATTTCGTAACCGTCGCGCATTTCAGAACGTGCGCCTAATTTACCCGCTTCAGCAATACCGAATATTGAAGGCGTTGTAATTTGGTGACCGCTAAATATATTTGTTTGTATTAATGTGTCAACACGTCCAAAGTCTTCTTTGGTAATATCTGACGCGCCTAAATCGTCAACAATTGGTTTTCTTGCGCTATCATTAACGAAAGCCAAAATAAACTTCTTACCGTCTGAACCGCTAAACCTATTTGTGAAACGCTTTTCAATATTACGCTTTTCTTCGTCTGAAGGTTCGCCATTTGGCAAAGTAATTAATTTACTTGCGCTGAATCCTGTTTGTGCGTTTCCTAAAACGTGTTTAGAAATTTCAATGTCTGATTCAATGTAATTTAAAGCGCCAAAGTAACCCGGTAAACTGTAAATACCCATATTTGGGCGGTATTCCTTAACGTAAAGAATTTGCTTACCTGTTGGATTGTTTGGGTTAAATGCCGTATAAATTAATGACTTTTCGTTTCTGTCTGTCCAATCTTCTTTGTACCAAAACTGCGTATTGTCTTTATTTGTACGCACTTTTGTATAATCTAAATGCCATATTTCAGCTAATTGCTTCATTTCTGACCAAATAATTTCCAAATAGTAGCCACCAAACAATTCTGTGTCCAATGAAACCTTGCGGGTTAAATCGTCCAAAGATTCCATTCTGTTAACCTTCTGAATAAATGTTTCAGCTTGGTCGTTGCCCTTCCAACCGTTGCCGGTAATATAATGCACCTTGCTTTTTACAATGGCATTGTGTTTGGCTGACTTATTAAATAATTCAACCAAATAAATTGGGTAATCGTTGCGGTCGCCATACTGAACATATCCTTCACCCTTTTTTTCCTTAAATTCAGGCTGACGTGCTTCTGCAAATGATAATACGCGTAAATCCATTATTGTCTAATTGTGTATGTGTCTGTTGTTGAATATTCAGTAAATTCAAACGGCGTTCCGACCAATTCCATTATCCCCGTTTCCAATAAATTCAAACCGGTTGGGTTGGTATTTGACGTACTTGCTTGTTCGTAAACCTGATATACATATTGTCCATTTAAAGAAGAACCAAAATTTGTGTTGGTTACAATGCTAAATTCATTGTACCTATCTTTGTACAAACTTAAATCCGTTGCATTTAATTTAACAAACTTTACTTCTGTATTTGCGCTTCTATTTGTGAAGACAAAAAGGTAATTTGGGTTTGTCAATAACTGCTTTTCAGTTAAAGTAAGTATAATGTTTTGTGTCTGTCCTTTTGTGAACCTAATCATATAGGTAAATAGCCAAAATTGTAATTTGTTGCACATTAAGTATAAATATGACTTATATGGTACAAATACGTATCAAAAAGTGCGTTTTATGACATTTTATCGTACGAATAAGTGTTTATAACTTCCGTAATTGTCGCAGTATTACTACTGATTTTGTCAAGTTATAACTTTACTATGTTATAACAAAAGTCAAGTTATAACATTACTACATAAAAAAACCGCCGAACGAATTAACGAACGGCGGCAAACCTATAAACCTATGAAAAACAAAGTTTTAAGCACCCGGTGTTTCCAACGCATTATAAACAGTTGAAGTTACACTTGGCGCTAACGCAGGTTCAGAACCTGTGAAAGTTAAAGTGAATCCGCTTCTGTCACCTTGCGCAGTACCTGTTGAAGCTGCATTTGCAGTCATATCAATACCACGTGTTTTTCCTAAATACCAATAAATTCCGTTGCTATCTTTTGCGACTGCAACTAAACTATTTTGAGCCAATAACAATAATTCGTTTCTTGTATTGGTTTGTAATTTGTTAAGGATAATCTGAAGTTCTTGCGCATAGAATACTGTGCCGTTTGCAACGGAAGCAGTCATTGTTTGGTTGAACATAGAAGTATCTTTTACCAAAGCATATTTCCAAAAACGTTTTCCAACTGCCTTAGTTAAAGCGGTAATTACACCACTTGCTTCGGTTGTTGTTGTTACGTTTGCAGCTTCAGTAAAATATACTTCAACGATTCCGCCTAAACTATCGCGACAATCTAAAGAATATCCCTGTGTTAATGCGCACGGCATAATATTAAATTTTAAATTTTATAAAAATGGGGGAATATTTCACCCCCCTATTAATTAAGCCAATATGAATTTCACTGTTTCATCAGGGAATGCAATATTCACGCCCATTTTGAATTCAGATACAAAACGTACTTGGTCAGCTTCTTTTGCGTAGAAA